GGCTTCAGCGGCGCGGTACTTGTTGATCTTGTTGACGAGCACAACAGCTTGCGGCGTCGTTACGTTGTCGAGCTTTTCGGGGGTAAGCCGCAGGTGCGCAGGCAAGGTGCTGGTGGGGTCGACGGCGTTCCTGAGCTCGTCGACAAGATGTTCGAAACCTAAATCTTTGACATCTGGTATATGATAAACATTGGTCCCTGGCGGAAGGTTTTCCAACCAAGGATTGTCTGCGAGGGTTGAACTGCGTACTGGGAAACCTATTCCCGTCGTGAAAGGTTCTGTTCCATAATCTGACCAGTCCTCCCAACGGCGAGCAAGATCTGATTCGCCCAGGCCTTCTTCGGGTTTGCCAACTTCTTTACGGAAACGCCTGGCTATGCCGTGAACCATGTTTTGGTCTGGCGACGGATCATAATGCAACACGCCTTTTTCAGCGAGCGCGCGCACGGGATCTTCGGGCGTGGCCATTTCGTTGCGAATGTATTTGGTGAGCTTTGTGTCGACCCAACGATCGACAGCCGCCTCGCGCCGCGTCTCGGCGAGAAGGCGCTCAACTGTAGGCCTGGATCCTGGGGACAAGGTCGGATCCTGCAAAAGAGCTTCGTGGCGAGGAATGCGTTGCGCTGGCGTTTCACCCACAGTGGTCGGCGTTTTTAACCGCGCAACAGCATTCTCAATTGAACCTTTGAACCAATTCCCACCCTTGTCCTTCACGGCACGCTGAATGAAACCTGCATCGTCATAGCGCTGGCGCAACGCATCATAAGCCGAATCGTCTGGCACCTGCGATGCTGCGCGGTTGATGGCGCGGCGAGCAGAAGCGGCGGCGATGTCGTCGGCGACCTTGGTTGCGCCATAGCTGGCGGCAGCAGGCGCAAAGACACGGAGCTCAGGTATGAGCACATCGGGCAACGCTGCAACATCTCGTGCCAGTTGATCGCCGGTGCCCAGGTTGCGCCGCACGACGTCCGGGAGCTTGGGTGCGAGCTCGTCGTATGCCGCGCCTGCCGCTGTGCCTGCGCCAGCAAACATCGCTGGCACGGCGCGCAACGCTGCATCACCCGCCGCCACGGACGGGCTGACCACGTACTTGTTAAGCATGCCAACAAGCCCTGGCGTTTCAAGTTGCTGCTTCAGCTCTGGCGACAAGCCGACTGGTCGCTCGCCGAAAGCCTCTTTGGCGGAAGCTGCGAGTCTTGAAAGCAACCAGGCTTTAGCTTCTTCGCTTTTGTCCTCGCTCCCGCCCGGAACGCGAGGAGCTGCGTCCACCACGCCACCTTCAGCCCACTTTACCTTGTTGGCCCAGTAAGCCGCGCTGCTTGGACCCTTGGCGATGTTCTTGGCGTGGCGAGACTTGAATGACTTGCGGCGCTTGCGGTAAGATTCAGATTCACCTTCTTTCTTCGGTGAACCACTGACACCTTGTTGACCGAAGCGCACAAGCTTCTCCTTGCCATCGGTGCAAGCCTTGACGACATGCGAAGACTTTGGGTGGCTCGGCGTGCGTTGCGGCGTGTTGCACTTCAATGAGTCTTTGTCGGCCATGGTGCTACTTCTTGCGCGCGGCGCGCATGTTGTCAACGAGGTTGGGGTATGGTCGTCCTGCTGCCTTGGCGGTCGTTTTGGCTGAGGACTTAGCCTTTGAACTCAGCTTCTTGGGTTCGTCAAGAGACTTCGGACGAGCTTTGTCCCAGATCGGTTTCTTAGCTTGCATAAGGGTTCACTCTTTGACGCGGCTTGACTTGCGGTTCATCTGGATCTTTTGCCTTGGGCAATTCGAACCAGCCTTCGTTTTTAAGGAAAATGATCGCTTGGGTGAAAGTGTCCACGTAATCGTCGTGTTCGGCAACAGGAAATTTGTCGAGTTGTTTTAAAAATGGCAATGCCCAAGTCACGGGTTGGCCGAGATTCTTGCCGCTCTCCGGCACCCAAACGAATCCGAGCTCAAGTGTTGGCGCAGCTTGGTGTGCTCGCGAGACCTTGTCGGCGTTGCCGGGATTGTAGCCCACTGCAGGAACGCGCGCAAGACGCAGATCCTGCAACAGCGACTGTCCGCTGGCTTTTGCTTCAACCAACACGCGGTCAGGTCGGCGCGCGCGGTTGAATGCATCCTTCTTGCTGGGGCCGCCATACTCGGTCTGCCAATCTTTGATCGCGCGCGCACGCAGCTCTGGGTACGTCAAGTGCTCATCCCATGCATCAATCAGCAGCACGTTGCGCCGACCTTCGTGCGTGAACACGGCATAAACGCTGCAAGCTGTTGGATCGCCGCTGGTTTTCTCGGTGAATGCGCAGTCATAGCTCTGCATGATGTATTCAAACTGAGGTAGCGCCTTGATCGCTGGCCACAGCTTCACGTGCTTGGTCTTGAGGATGCCGCCCTCGGCTGGCTTGGGATCTTGCTGCAGCTGACCAGCAGCGCCATACACACCCAGCAATTGCTTGAGCTCTGTGACTTCCTTTTCGCCGAATCGCTCTGGGCAGATCAACTGACCTTTGATTGCGCGCGGATCGTATGAACCCAAGCCCGTCTTGCGACGCACACCATCCCACTCTGCCGGTATGCAAAGGTGCTCCCAACCGCCAATGTCCTCAAGGATGTGACCGCTGATGTCGGCTTCATGCAAGCGCTGCATGATGGTGATCATCGCGTCGCGCTTGGGATCATTCAATCGTGTTGACCAAACGACATCAAACCACTCCAACGCACTTCCGCGCATCACGTCAGATTGAGCCTCTTGCGCGCTGTGCGGATCGTCGAGGATGAGCCGCGAGCCGCCTTCGCCAGTTGCCGTACCGCCCACAGACGTTGCGAGCCGGTAGCCGGTCTTGTCGTTTTCAAAGCGCTGCTTGGCATTCTGATCACCAGAGAGAGAGAACAAGTGACCCCAACGCTCCTGGTACCAAGGGCTCTGCACGAGCCGCCGCGCCTTCAAATTGTCGCGGATTGAAAGCACGCCGCTGTAAGATGCACAGAGGTACTTCTCCTGTGGTCGCGCCAGCCACTCCCAAATCGGAAACATAACACTCACAATGGTCGACTTGGAGTGTCTTGGTGGGATGTTGATCAACAGCTTGCGAATCTCGCCAGAGGTGATCGCTTCAAGGTGTTCACAGATCGCTTCGATGTGCCAGCTGGCAATGAACGGCACACCCGGCTCAACGATCGGCCATGCTTGCCGCACAAAATCATAAAGCGATGAGCCGGCAACGCGACGCTCACGCTCACGCTTCACAGCTTCGATCAGTGTTGCTTGTGAAACGATTGCGTTCATATCACTGCGTAGCTTTCGCCAGCAATGATTGAATCTGATCGAGCTCGGCGTCCGACAGACCTTTCATGTCAACAGAAGCAACGTTGATTGGTCCGCCGTTCGCGCCAGTGAGCTCGCTGCGCGCCAGCTTGGGAACGTGATACTCGACCACACCTTGAAAAAGATTGAACGCCTTTTCAGGATTCGGCGGAACAAGCCACTCGAGATTACCGTCGTCATCGATCAGCTGTGTGCCGCTCGCATCGCAGCGAGCAACGCCATCCGCAACGCGGTCCAACCAATCTTGCAGACGGTGCGCGTTGTCATCGACAAAGTCCGCAATCGCCGCGCGCGCTTCTTTTGTCAAGCGATTGGGAGAGCCGGGAGGACGACCGCCGCCCATCCTTTTGGTGTTCATTGTTCTTCTCCAAAAAGCATTTAATATTCTGCTTCAACTCGCGATTATAGCCGCAATCTTTCTGTTTAGGCAACACTTGATCCCAAGTTCCGAGATGCCCAAGATTTCCTATTCTTCTCTCCTCTCTAATTAAGTAAACTTAACTTTTATTATCCAACAATTACTATCTTGGGATTTTTGGGATTTTCTTCAATCTCGGGTACGGAAATCCCGAGATGCCCGAGGCATAGTCTGACGCGGCTCCGATCCCAAGAAGTCCCAAGATCACTTTTTAGCATTCAGCGGCACCACTTTTGCGTCATCACCTTGTTGTTGCGCCAAGAGCCATTCCCCTCTGACCCGGACCAGCTCGGTCGCCTCGTTGATGTCACGCGTCAGCTCCCCACGCACAAATGCGTAACGTGCACGCAGTGTCTTGCCGTCTTTGCGGAACACCCACCGATCAGCGCCGCCTGGCGCTGGCACGTTCACGTACCCAGCGCGATTCATGCGGTGCGCAATCTTGCGCGGCGACTTCAGCATGTTTGCGACCTCTTCATGGTTATCGAATTGTGGGATGATTAGTTC